GAATCACCAGCATTTACAGAAGCGCAAGTAACTAAAGTTGCCGCTAGCGAAGGCGAAGCGGATGCAACAATCCAACCAACTACGGAAAGTGAGGCACAAGTGGACAACACCACCGAGCCAACAGCAGTACCAGTGGTAGAGGTTGCTCCAGTAGAGGCTGCACGCCCAACAATAAGTGCATCATTCTATACAGAGCCTCGCTCACCAATTAAGACACAAGCTCAGTACTTAGAGCATTCAATCAAAGCAAAGTTAGGTAATCAAGATTCTAACGAGTGGGTATTACATGCAGAAGCAAAAGCATCAAAGATGCTTACAGCAGCTGATGATGACTTCTCAACTAACCCAGCATTTTCACCAACAATCTTCTCACCACAAATAGTAGATACACTTATTGGATCACGCCCTACTATTGATGCAATCGGTACTCGTGCAATTCCAGCAAGCGGTATGACTATCTCACATCCAAAAATTACAACTTCTGGAACTGTTGCAGACACTAATGAAGGTGCTGCACCATCTGAGACAGGTATTGTTTCTGCATACGTAAATGCAACTGTTAATAAGTTTGCAGGCATGCAACGCTACTCAATAGAGTTATTAGAGCGTTCATCTCCAGCATTCTTCCAAGCCATGTTAGAAAACATGACACGTGCATACAACAAAGCAACAGATGCAGCTGTAATTGCAGAATTGACAGCTTCTGGCACACAAGGTACTGCAGTAGCAGCTTCTTCTAACGGCATTATTTCATACGTGTCCACAGAAGTACCAGCTGCTTATTTAGCAACAGGTGAATTACCAACAGCTTATGTTGGTGGTACATCACAATGGTCTTTATTGTTAGGTGCTAAAGACAGTTCTGATCGCCCTATTTACAATGCAATTCAACCAATGAACGCAGCTGGACAAGTTAATCCACGTTCACTACGTGGCAACGTGCTTGGTTTGGATTTCTATGTCGATGCAAACGTAGTAAGCACAACTATTGACGAATCAGCATTTATTATCGTGCCGTCATCAGTAGTAGTTTACGAATCACCAATCCTACGCCTAAGCACAAACGTAGTTACATCTGGTGAAATTGAAACAATGATTTACGGCTATCTAGCAACTAAAGTATTAGTAGCTGGTGGAGTTCGCCGATTTAACCTAACCTAATAAGTTAGTTAATTTAATAATCCTCTAGGGTTTAGTAGCCCTAGCCCTAGGGGAGCTTTTTAAGAGAGGACACTATGGCAGCCGTAATGGTTACAGAAGCCGAGTTACGAAGTAACTTAGGTATTGGCACTTTATATAGCAGTGCTACCGTAGAAGAGTGCTGCCAATCGGCAGAAGATTTAATACAAGCTTACTTATGGCATAACGATGCACCCGTAATTGGCTCATCAATTAGCAACAACACTGCATCTTTAGTGCTGGCTAATCCTGGTATATTTGTAGTAGGTCAAAGCATTACAGTGTCTAATTGTGGCTCTACCTATAACGGCACATACACATTAACTGGCGCATTCCCTGGCTCAACAGTGCCTGCAACAATCGGCACAGCATTATTTACACAATTACAATTTAGCAATTACCCTACAGGTTATTCTATTATTCAATACGCAAAAACAGCTAGCAATGATCCATTTCACTTTATTAAACCATACGGCAGGGCACTTGGCCCAGAGCATAAATCACAGGCTTACACTGCGACCCCTGCCATACGCGAGGCTGCGATGATCGTAGCTGTTGATATATGGCAGGCTAGGCAGGTCAGTCAAACTGGCGGAGTAGGTATGGATGGCATAACTGCAAGTCCTTACAGAATGGGTTACCAACTCGTAAATCGCATCCGCGCTTTGATACAAATATACGCTAGTCCTAACTCACTGGTCGGCTAATGCCAGCTGCAATTACTACATTACGCAGCACACTTGCAACAGACTTAGCAAACGCAGGCGTGTGGTCAACCTTTTCATTTCCGCCTGCAACATTATTGGCTAACAGCGTAGTAGTCACACCCGGTGATCCATATTTAACACCTAGCAATAACGACTACATAACTATTGCACCTTTAGCAAACTTTAAGATTCTTATGACTACGCCAGCATTTGACAATCAAGGCAACTTAGCAGGCATGGAAAATTTTATATTAGCAGTAGTAACTAAACTAGCAGCATCAAGTCTTACACTAAACATATCTACTATTTCAGCACCTGCTATAGTCAACGCAGCTAGTGGCGACTTGCTAGTATCTGAGATAACAGTATCAATCCTAACTGAGTGGAGTTAACATGAGTTATAAAGGATTTACAGAAGAAGAATATGACTTTCTGGTCAAGATAGGCCAGATTACCGACAAGCCAGCAGCGGTTAAAAAACCAGCGGCTAGAAAAGATGAGGACAACGAATAATGGCAATCTATTTAAGCAATGGCGTTGTTGTTACTCTGAACAGCGTGGATCTAAGCAATCACGTAACAGCCGTAACAATTAACCGTTCATTTGATGAATTAGAAGTAACAGCTATGGGCGATACAGCTCATAAGTTTGCAAAGGGCCTAGAGGCTAGCACTATCACACTTGACTTCTTAAATGACACAGCTGCAAGCAACGTTAACGCAACGCTGCAAGCCGCATGGGGTACTACAGTGGCTCTAGTAATTAAGCAGACTTCTGCTGCAATTAGCGCAACTAACCCAGAGTTCCAAACCACAGTGCTTGTAAATAACACACAGGATGTAAACGGCGCAGTAGGCGATATATCAAGCCAGTCAATTACATTTACCTGTCAAAGTGTTATTGTAGTAGATACCACACCATAAGGAGTAATAATGGCAAAGCTAAAGATAACAAGGGCTAATGGCGAAGTATCTGAACACAAGATTACGCCAGGTGTCGAGTACGCTTTTGAGTTAAAGTATGGCGCAGGAATTAGTAAAGTCCTACGTGACCACGAAAGGCAGACTGAGATTTACTTCTTAGCGCATGAGTGCTTACGTAGGGCTAACGTAACTGTACCTATATTTGGTATTGAGTTTATTGACAGCCTAGAAACTGTTGAGGTATTAGACGAAGAAAAAAAATAGTACAGCGTGATTCTACGCTCTATGCGATAGCAAGTTTGTCTGTAGAGCTAGGGATCGCGCCTAGTGAGTTTATAAATATGGACTCAGAGATGCTAAAAGCAATAGTGCAGGTGCTTAGCGATAGAGCAAAGGAGATCAAAAATGCCAGCAGTCGAAGTCGTAGGCGTTAAAGATGTCCTTAAAGGTTTAGAATTTATTGACGAAGATATGCGCCAAAGGATTAGGACTGCTATAGATCCTTTGATGCGTGGCGTAGCAAGTAAGGCACGAGGATTCGTGCCAGGTAATGGCAGCGTGTTATCAGGCTGGAGTAAAGCAAGTAACCCGGCAATTAATTATCGCCCGTTCCCAAAGTACGATGCCAATACTGTTAAAGCAGGTATTGGATATAACCCTGGCGAGAACAAAACATTTGGTAATGGATTTAAGGTTAGCAACTATGTTTATAACGTAAGCGCAGCTGGTCGCATATATGAGACTGCAGGCCGTAATAACCCACAAGGTCGTGCGCCATTCCAGCGGATAGATCCAAGCACACCTAACTCACCAGTAGGCGCAGTGCAAGGATTTGAGGGTACTAGAAGAGCTAAAGAATATACCTATAATAAATCTACAAGAGAGTACGCATCTAATAATCCGTTTGCAGGTTACCAGTTTGTAACATCTATGCCAGGACTTACATCACAGCCTAAAATTAAAGGCGTACGAGGTGGCACTGGTAAAAAAACTAAAGGCAGACTTATATTTAAGGCGTGGTCTCAAGATAGCTCTAAAGTTTACGATGCAATACTGCAAGCAATAAATTCTACAGCCATACAATTTAATAAATCTACAGAGATTAAGAAGGCAGCCTAATGGCTAATGTAGTCGTCTCGGCTATTGCTACCTTTAACGGCAAGGCACTAAAAAAAGGTCAAAAGGATATATCCGCTTTTGATAAGCAAGCACAAAAACTAGGCAAGACTTTCACACGTGTCTTTGCTACTACAGCATTAGTTGCATTTAGTAAGAAGGCTATAAACGCATTTGCAGCCGATGAGAAAGCCGCTAAATCACTTGCAGTACAATTAGAAAACACAGGCAACGCATTTAGAGTAAATGAAGTTGAGTCTTATATTGCAGGTTTGCAGAGTTTATATGGTGTCCTTGATGACCAGCTTAGACCAGCCTTTCAGACTTTGCTTAACGCGACTGGCTCAGTCACTTTAAGTCAGCAAGCATTAGAGACCGCACTAAATGTAAGTGCCGGCACAGGTAAAGATTTAGCCAGCGTAGTAGCCGCTATTGCTAAAGGCGCATCAGGTACTACTACATCATTAGCAAGATTAGGCACAGGGTTAGACAAGGCCACAATCGCTAGTGGAGATATGAATAAAATTATGGCGGCCTTAGATACTAAGTTCGCAGGGCAAGCACAAGCAAGATTAACTACCTATGCAGGCAAGATGGATCTGTTAAAAGTAGCTGCTGCCGATGCTACCGAGATTATAGGTAAGGGTTTAATAGATGCTATAAGTGCCATAGGTAAAGATAATTCAATAGATCAAGCTGCTGATTCTATGAACAACTTTGCAGTTGCTATTGCTAATACTGCTAAAGGTATGGGTGAGTTAATTGGTCAAATTAAAAGAATGCTGGACAGCGATGTAGGCAAGTTTTTATTAGGAGTAACAGCTTTACTTACACTAGGTAAGAAACAACTTATAGTTGGTGCTGCAGGTTTAATTGCTTATGATATAGGCAAGACACAGAAACCAAAATCTAATTTTACATTTGGATCAGGTAATCCGTTACAAAAAGCAGAAACTAAAGCAATTAAAGATGCCGTATATTATCGTAAGCAAGAAAATGCTGCATTAAAAGCAAAGACTGCCGTAGATGCATTACGAGACAAATTTGACCTAGAGCGCATAGGATTAAATGCTGCATTAAACGCTGCAGTAGATGAAGAAACTAAGTTACGATTGAAGGCACAGTTAGCAATACTAGACAATAACGAGGCTCTGGCTAAAAAGTATTTGGCTGAAATGGAAGCAGCAGATGCACTAAAGAAGTTAGCAGCAGAAGCAGCAGCAGCTGGTAAAACTTTAACAGAGTTTGCTTTAGTGCAGGTTAGATCTTTAATAAATAGGATCAATGCACAAATAGAAAGTATTAACAAACAATTTGGAATGCCATCTACAGCAGCAGCACCTACTGTAAGCGCACCTGGCTTACCATCACAGCCAGCTAGTTATTTCCAAGACTTAGCAACTTCATTAGTAGGCTCATCTTCTTATGCCGGTATGAACGTGTCACAAATAGCAACAGAAAGAGCTAGAGAATCTGGCAACAGATCACTAGATGTGAACGTAAGAATTGACTCACCATCTGGTGATAAGTTTGCCCAGTTAGTAGCCGAAAGCATCCAAGTCGCTGGCCGTAGTGGATATAGCACTACTGGCGCAGGCCAATTACCATAATGCCAATACCAGTAATAAATGCAGTAATTAACTTTAGCACTGGGCCATCGTTTGCTCAGGCTATGATATTAGATACAGGCATACTAGACACTAACGTATTAGCAGATTCTGCAGCTGTAATTGTAGATGTATCTAATCAAGTTAACCGCATAGAAACTAATCGAGGTCGTACTGCCCTATCCGATCAATTCCAGACAGGTTCACTTACATTACGCATAACAGATCAGAATGGCGACTTTAATCCGCAGAATGTAACAGGGCCGTATTACAATTTATTAACACCTATGAAGAAGGTGCAGATAACTGCAACCTACTCATCAGTAACATATCCTATCTTTAGCGGATTTATTACAAGCTACGTAACTACATACCCAGGTGAGTCAGGCGAGGATGTAGCGATTACGACTATACAAGCTGTAGATGCTTTTAGATTAGCGCAGGTAGCACAGATCAGCACAGTAACAGGTGCAACCGCAGGCGACTTATCCGGCACACGTATAAATCAGATACTAGATCAAATTAGTTGGCCAGCATCACAAAGAGACATAGATGCAGGGCTTACTACTTTACAGACAGATCCAAGCACTAACCGCACAGCACTGCAAGCCTTGTTCACTGCTAGTGAAAGCGAGTATGGCGCAATCTATGTGGATGCAGATAATAATTTTATATTCCAAGATAGAAATGTTACGGCTGGATCTATTGGCGGCACACCTACAGTCTTTGCAGACAATGGCACAGGCATAGATTACTTTGATGCTAGTTGGATTCTTAACGATGTACTTATATTTAATAAGGCCACAATTACTAGAGCAGGTGGCACAGCACAGGTAGCCCTAAATCAAGACAGCATAGACAAGTATTTTTTACACAGCTACTTTTTGGACAACCTTTTAATGGAAACAGACTCAGTTGCACTTGACTACGCACAGGCTTATGTGGCTAGCCGAGCTGAAACAAGCATTCGAGTAGATTCCATAGTGCTTGACTTATACACAGATAATTACAATAGCGGCATTATTGCAGCCCTAGACCTAGATTTCTTTGATCCAATACAGGTTATTACTACACAGCCAGGTGGATCTACCTTAGAGAAAACATTACAGATTTTCGGTGTACGCATGAATATATCACCGAATAGTTGGCGCACCACGTTCACGACATTAGAGCCAGTCATAGACGCATTTATCCTAAATGATACGATTTATGGCACTTTAGACTATAATGTCCTAAGTTACTAAGGGGTATCATGGCAAAACAAACGTTTACGACTGGGCAGGTATTAACAGCTGCACAGATGACTTCACTGCAACAAACAGCGATGGGTGGCGGTGCTGCAACTGCTAAGACTGCATCTTATGTATTAGTAGCAGCCGATGCAGGTACTACTGTTGCTATGAACGCAGCAGGTGCAACAACAATAACTGTTAACACAGGATTATTTGCAGCAGGTGACACAGTATTTATACAGAACTTAGGTGCAGGTGCTTGCACAGTTACAGCCGGCACAGCCACAGTAGCAACTGCAGGCAGTTTAATTTTGCCACAAAACGATGCAGGTATTTTATACTTTACAGCTACAGGTGCTTCTATATTCTATGATTATATTCAAGCAGGCGCAGTATCGCCACTAACTACTAAAGGCGATCTTTATACTTTTAGCACTAGCGATGCACGCTTAGGCGTAGGCGCAAATAACACCACACTCGTAGCGGATAGTGCGGAAGCCACCGGTTTGAAATGGGCAACACCTTCAAGTGGCGGTATGACTTTATTATCTACAACTACTTTATCAGGTGCAAGCACCACAATTTCAAGTATTGACCAAACATATAAAAATCTTACTATTGTTGGAAAAAACATTTATGTATCATCAACTGGTACATTTCAATTAGAAGTTAATGGAGATACTGGTAGCGATTACGCACTAACCAATTTAAATGGTAATGGTACTACTGCCGCAACATCAGCCAATGAAAATAGTGCTGGTTATTTTGTTTTGGGTTATGTCGGAACTGATAACACATATTCCAAAACTGGTAATTTTGATATGACTATACCAAGATATTCCGAAACAGAGTATCACCCATTTAATAGCGATTTTGTAGGTTATGCCACATCTTTATCTATATGGCTTTATTACACAGGGCGTTTTAGATATAACGATACTGCCGCTATTACAAGTTTGAAATTTATTAGTGGCAACGGAACTTTCTCAGGTGGCACAATTTACATTTATGGGGTGAAATAATGACTAAACCAATGGTAAGAATACACAATACAGAAACAGATGAAATAATTGATCGCGAAATGACTGATGCTGAATTCACGCAACATAAAAAACGACAACAAATAGCGGCTAAAGAAGAAGCCGAAGCCGAAGCAAAAGAAACTGCTAAGGCAGCACTGTTAAGCAGACTTGGTATTACAGCTGAGGAAGCCGTTTTACTTCTATCTTAATGAAGCCTTGGCTATGTGCAGCTGGTACACAATTAAGAGATCAAATTGATACCTGGTACCCAGATCGCCGCTCTACCTCTGATGGGTGGTTGGGTGATGCTCGTCATTCCGCCACAAAATCGGATCATAATCCAGATGCAGACGGGTGTGTACGAGCCATTGATGTGGATTCTCGCTTGGATTCATCCGAGGGGCTCTCAGTATATTTGGCTGACCAAATCAGAATCTGTGCAAAAACCGATAAGCGCATATCTTACGTAATCCATAACGGCATGATTGCCAGCAGGATACTTAATTACAAGTGGCGTAAGTACAGGGGTTTTAACAAACACACAAAGCACATACATATCAGCTTTACAAAGTTAGGCGATAAAGATAGCAAGTCGTTTGATATACCACTACTAGGGGGTAACATATGAAAATAAGCAATAAGCAGAAAGCAATACTTAAATCATACTTTAGGGGTGTGCTTGTATCATTCTTAACATTCTTAGCTAGTAATGAGTTAGGACTAGATCCAGTCATATCAGTAGTAGTGGCCGCACTTGCAGGCCCAGCAGCTAGGGCTTTAGATAAATCCGATAGTGCTTATGGCCTCGGTGCAGATGAAGCATGACACCGGGCGAGTGGGTCGCTTTAGCCGTTGGCGTATGCGCCGTATTAACAAGTTTATTAGTGGCTCTGCGTTGGGTTATTAAATCTTATCTAATAGAGCTTAAACCTAATAGCGGATCTAGTTTGTATGATGCTATATCTCGCATTGATGAAAAAAGCACAAGATTAGAAGAGCGTGTTGATGAGTTATATTC